AAAAAGACACTTTGGTGTATCTACAAATAACAGAGTAGAAAAAGTATTTAGATGGTTTGATACTATTACATGGGATAGAATTTTTACAGCAGCTAAACTCCATACATTTCTTACAGTATTAGATGCACCTACACTTATGGGTAGACCTAATCTATTAAGAATTATGCCTGGTGATACTCAGGCACAGATATATGGTAAAGCAACTAAAGCTGCTACATTTGCTAATGATGCATTTGGTGGTCAGAACTGGGAACAATTAGCGAACAGAATACAATCTGATACACTTAAAAGATTAGCACAAACTACGTTACAACCAGCATCTAGAGGTTATATGCAATTACTTCTATTTGCTCCTGATTGGACAATATCCAATGTTAGAATTATTGCTAAGTCATTACCTAACTTTGAGTCTGATCCTGCATTACGTAGAATGTATCAATATTACTTTGCTAGAGCTGCACTTACGTATGCTGTAGCAGGATCTGCACTAAACTATATATTTAGTGGACACTCAATATTAGAAAATACAGATCCAACAAGAATTGACTTAGGAAATGGTGAAGTACTCACATTTTCTAAACAATTAATGGAGCCTTTCCATTGGATAACAGATCCACAATCAACTGGTCTTAAAAAGATTGGTTCTCTACCTAGAACAACAATAGAAGTATTAACTAATAAACAATACTTGACTACTAAGTGGAGTCCAAATATTACTAAAAAAGATGATGAGGCGATTGAAAAAGGACTAAAAATAGGTGGTCATGTAGGTATGAGATTTTTACCTATTTGGTTGCAGTCTGCATCACGAAACATAGCAGAAGGATTACAAGAACAAGGATTATCCTTAGATCTTGCATCTGACACTGCTGTTGATTTTGTGTTAGGACAGCTTGGACATCCTAGATATCAAGGACCAAGATACACACAATATAAAACGAAAGGACTTATAAGAGATCCTTATAAGACATTATTTTAATATGAGCAGAGCTACAGAAAATAGAGAAGAAATTCTTAAAATACATGGAGCTATAGATCTTATCAATCAAAGGATTGATACTATAGAAAACAACCACCTAGCACACATGCAAAAAGATATAGATAGAATACAATATATCTTAACAGCTGTTGGTTTAGGTGTTGCAGCCCAAGTATTATACTTAGTTACTAGCATTTTTGCATGACAAAAATAGCATTATTTATGATTATGTGTTCCTACGTTGCAGGAACATGCATGAATCCTATTGAGATGGATACATATTATGATGATATGTATACCTGTCTTAATGCAGGACATCAAGAATCAATAGATAAAGCTAAAGAAATAGGTAAAGATGATATAAACCAACATGGTATATACATGAAGTTTGTATGTATAGAGAAAGAAATTATTTTACCAAAAGGTAAACCTATATAAGTTGTACCTTACACTCTAGACTACATAAACTTTAAGTTGTAAAACATTGTATGTTAAGAAAATCAATACTTGTGATAAGTGATCAACATGCTCCTTATCATCATATAGATACAATAGACTTTCTAGCTGCTATTAAAAAAAAATACAAACCTGATACAGTTGTTAATATAGGTGATGAGATGGATTGGCATAGTATTTCATTCCATGACTCTCATCCAGGACTATATTCACCTAGTCATGAGTTACAAGTTGCTAGAAAATTTTTTAAAGATTTAGAAAAATTATTTCCAAAACAATATGTTATGGACTCTAATCATGGTAGTTTAGTATTTAGAAAAGCTACTAGATATGGTTTACCACACGAAGTTTTCAAATCATATAATCATATGTTAGGTGTAGGTAAAGGGTGGACATGGCATGAGGATTTAATTCTGAAAGCATCTAATGGACAGAAGTTATATTTCTGTCATGGTAAATATAAAGATGTTTTAAAAGTTGCTCAACAATATGGTATGTGCACGATACAAGGGCACTATCATACATTGTTCAAAATAGATTATTGGAGTAATCCAAATGAACTACTATGGGGAATGCAAGTTGGGTGTTTAGTCAACATGAAAAGTTTAGCTTTTGAATATAATAAACTTCAGAAGTCTAGACCAGTAATAGGAACAGGAGTTATCATTGATGGATTACCTAAATTAATCCCAATGGTTTTAAAAGACAATGGCAGATGGAATAGAAAAATTACCTAGAGGTATTAGAAATAAGAATCCAGGTAATATTAAGTTAGGTACAGATTGGGATGGTTTGGCTGCTGAGCAGACAGATCCAACTTTTTGTATATTTGATGAAGCTGTAATGGGTATACGTGCATTAATGCGTATATTACTTACTTACAGATTCACACATAATAAAAAAAATATAGACTCAATCATTAGAAGATGGGCACCCCCATCAGAAAATGATACTGAAGCATATATTAAGTTCGTTGCAAAACGTATGGAAATAGAACCTATGGCTATGATTGATAATAGCATAGAAGCATATTTACCTTTGGTAAAATCAATAATCCAAATGGAAAATGGTATGCAACCTTACGATGATGAACTTATTGTGGAGGGAATGTACAAAGCATGGGAAGGACATCCAACTGGTTCTTCAGCTTAATTATGGATATTGGTTTTAGATTACATAAATATGGCTGGGAGAAACTTCACAAAAATAGTAAGTACACTCACTACATGGGTGGGAGTACTCGTATAATGTACAAAGTAAAAAAGAAATAATATGTGGTTGAATTTATTATCATTAGGCGTTAAAACAGCGTCTCATATTTATCAGAACAAACAAAAAACAAAACAATTAATGTCAGATGCTCAGCGAGTACATGCTGAACGTATGGCGAAAGGCGAACTTGAATATAAAGCGAAAATTATTGAGAGCAATGATAATGGTTGGAAAGACGAATTTGTCCTTGTTCTCGTATCTTTGCCTATTCTTTTATTGGGTTGGTCTGTGTTCTCTGACGATCCTGAAATTCGTGCTAAATTAGACTTGTTTTTTGAATACTTTAAGAACTTACCATATTGGTATCAAGCTATATTTATAGGAGTGGTTAGTGCTATCTATGGTCTTAAAGGTGCTGATATTATGAGAAAGAAATGATTGACCACTCTAAATGTAAAACTTGTAAAAAAAAACTTTTACACAGATATGTAGTATTCGACAAATACAAGTATTGTCTAAAATGTTTCTATACATCTGGTAAATCATTACCAATATTTCATGGTGAAACTAAACGAAAACACAAACGTATCTCTACCAATTAGAAATCTGATTGCACTTGTTGCAGCAGTTGCTATAGGTGTATGGGCATACTTCGGTATAGTTGAAAGACTTAATAAGTTAGAAACTTCAGATACTCTCTTTCAAGCTGATCTTTTAAAAAAAGCTGAGCAAGAACCAAAGAATCTTGAAATGTATATGCTTATTGAACACCTTGCAGGTCAAATAGAATCTATTGAAAAAGAAATTGAAGCATCAAGATATAACAAAGTAAACATAGATCACCTTAAAGAACAGGTAGATATGTTACAAAAAAAACTAAATGGAAATCATCAATGATAGAAACTGTAATAGCACTCTTAATGATTGTAGATCATGAAATAAAAGAACATAGAATACAACCTAATATGTCAGAATGTTTACGTGGTAAAAGGGTAGCAAATAGAACTGCATCACCCTCTACTGAATATAGATGTATTATATCCAAAGCTGAAACAGAAATCTATATGGGTGAAAAATCTATTAAGAAACTTATATTAGATGATAAAAGCAAATAAAAAAAGAAACCCTTTTGCTAGACAGCTCAGGCATTTTAAAAATAAAATTATTAAAAATAAAAGACGTTACGATAGAAAGAAAGAGCAACAGATGTTGCACCATAGTCAAGCACTATAATCTCTCTCTATAATCATTTCTAGATAGTGAATAGCCTTTTCTATATCTTTCTTTTTACCTTTATTTTTATGACGACAAATGTATTTAATAGCATTGCCTTCGGCAAATGGTAAATTATTTTCATTAATAAAATATGCAGGTTGCACTTTCATTTTTGAATAATGATTACCATCTACTTGTTTATTAAGTGTATCATAAGTCATATCTTTAAACATATCTATATCAGTCATTAAAACTTCAATCTATAACGACCAGGACGATTTTCTCGTTCTGGTTTTTGTTTTTTATAATAGTTTCTACGTAATTGTTTTATATCACTCTTTATAGCTTTAGTCATTTTTAAATATGTGTAATCAGGATCTAAATCTGCTAACACACATATAGCTCTAAAATCTTGTGAATTGCTGGTAAGCCAAGCGATTGCTTGATCTCGATGATATTCATAATAACGATCATAACCTTTATATGCTGCGTCATGCACTGCTTGGGTTATTACATTAAGAAACATTCTTTGTTCAGGACTTCTCATCTATGACTTCATAGGTCATTCGTTGCTCAGCAGGATCTGTTTCTTGCCAATTTAAAGTTTGTGGATCTATGGCTCGGACTATCTTTAATGCTTCCTGATCAGAGTCTGCTGAAACAATAATCTCAGCATACGCAGGTAAGACAACCCATCTTTTAAACTTATATATCATATATTATTTTTACGCCTACTGGCTTCAAGAGTTCTAAATAAATCTATAATAAGAGCTTCTTTATCTCTCTTATTATCTAATGTATTAGATTTAACTTCTGCATCAAACA